ATTATTAGCCGAAAGGCTACAAAGATTTAACCCACCCCCCATGGACAGTAGTATGCAGGGCTTTTGGTTAAAAAGGGCGTCCTTTATGTTTCCAGAAGTTAAACGTATCTTTTCGTTCTGAAATATTACTGTCTTTATCCAGCTCTAAACCACACTTAACACATATGTATTTTTTATATTGATCTTGTGTTGATGTAACATCAATCATTTCATGAATACATAACCGCGGACCAAAACAATGGTTGAAACTTTTATCCATCACATCAAGGTGGTGCGGATGAACAATCATTTCATGTTCAACATATGGTGATTGTTTTATTTTATCCTTTGGAACTATACCACCGGATGCAAACGGTGGTGGTATCTTTGATTCATCAAATATTGTTGAGCGTCCTTTGGCAACCGGCACACCACCAATTGAAAGGATGTACGGCCAACCATAACCCCATTGGTTCAACTCTAATTTATTTATGTTTTGGTTGGTCCGGTTTCTTATTACTGTTTTTTGTCCTGGGCTTTGCCTCTTATCATATTGCGGCAATTGTTTGTTGGTCCTGGATGAATCAGTAAACAATTGTTGGATGAACTTTAATATTTTATTCATTATCAGTGTATTTTCTTTAATAAATAATTTCCATACTCTTGCATTAACAACATTACTTCATTTAATAATTGTGCTTTCTTTAAATCCTTTATTAATAATTTATTCTTTGGTTCAATTTCTTTTATATAATCTCTTGCAGTTTTCATTATTATTTTAGAATTATTAATGTGAAATCGTTGTAATTAGTCACAAACCTTTTACCTCCATTAACATTTCCATTAAAGAAAAAATCATATTGTGATTCTCTCATTTGTAATGGTCTTATCTCATGTAAGTGTGTCAAACCTTCATCAATGCTTTGTTTGTTTGCTTTTGGTGTGTTTGGTTTATACATAGCTTTCAATTTAATCCTGGTATGTCATTAACTCTTTCAATTCTGGTTTGTCGTGAATGTTTCCAATAACCAACAAATCTTTTTGTGTATATCCATTTAGTCCGCTGTGGTCCTCTGAATACATAACGGTATAAATGAATTTATTAATATCATTAACAATTAGATGGTCATCATCGCGGGTTGAACATACATCATCTTTAAATATTAATGTTCCGTTCTTATCTATTAAACCAACGGATTGCATTATTATAAACATTTCACCAGGCATTAATTGCCATCTTTGGTTTTTAATTGTTGGGTCCAATCTAAACACACCATGGTTTGTGATTTTTAATGGTATAAAATCTTGATCGTTTATTATCATTCTTTTATCTTCTTTGTCCCAAACTCTAAATATATTATTCATAACTTTTTTTATTAATTAAATAATTCCGGTGTTGGCTTAATCTCTTTATACTTTTTATGATATACTTTCTTTATGTTTCTTAGTGCAAAGTAAGTTATTACTAATGCAACCATGAATATTATTGCTAATTCTAAAATTGTTAATTGTGTTTCCATAATTATTCTGTGAATTTGGTTAATATATCTTTTAAACTCATAACATCCGTTTCACTTATTGCGGCGGCAATTCTTGGTGGAATTTCATTATCTATTTTTTCAGTTTTATTTCTCCAATGTGTTACTAAGCACCATGGCCAATTATCATTGTTATAGTCAATTATTGTTCCGTTATCAAATTTAATTTCAATGTTTGTTGGTTTTGCTGGAATTGGGTTTTTCTTGTCTCCAATATAAAACCATTCATTATTATTTTCTTCAATAATTAGATTTCTAAATGTTTGAGCAAATGCGTTAAAACTTGTTATTATCATATCATAAATATTATACATCAACTCTGGTTCTTCTTTGTTTGATTGATACACATATACAGGTTTTCCGGCTCCTTTCATATATCCGGCCTCCGTATGTGCGCTCCTACCACATGGCAAAACAATTACGCAACAATCCGCCCTTTCCATTGCGTCAAAATCACTTTTAAAAGCTGCAATTGCAATTGGATGTTCTAATGCTTTCACATATTGATTTGGGGTCCATGCTTTCCAATCAATATCAATTTGGGACCAATGGAAACCGTTATCACCTTTTCGTGGGTGTTTAAAGTCATAAACTTCATGTCCTAATTCCTCTAAAATTTGAACAATCTTTTGTTGTTCTTGGTTTCTCCATGAACTCGCTACATAAATTTTCATCTTTTTATTTCTCCTTTATTTCGTTTTAGATACAAAAAATTCAACACTTAATGTTTGAATTTTATTTTTATTATCAATGATTGCCAAATAGTCTTTATTTTCATGACTAAATCTTTGGATAACTTCATAATGGCTATATAAGGTTAAACCCTCTTGTGTATTACAGTCGCTTTGGACAAAAAATTTCAAATCATTCTCTTTTTTCATCTTCTTATATCTCCTTTTTTAAATAAAAAATGAACACATGTTTTACGGCCACTATCCGGGTCAATTGATACACTTTGTGCCAGGGTTTGGACTTCTTTTTTATCTTTTCGAACGCATATTTGGCAACATGTAACACCCTCAAACCCTTTACATTTCTTTAATTTCGCTTTCATTTTAATTATGTTTAAAATGGTTCTCGCAACTTCTACAAATCTTTTCAACCTTTTTCAAATTGGCATCCGTTGTTTTTAAATTTATTATGGTTGTTTCACCAATATACGATGTTGTTTCAAAGTCTGTAAAACCCTTTTTTGTAAGTTCTTTTTTAAACTTTTTCAGTTTGTAATTATCACAAACAATTGCAATTTTTTTCTTATTTTCTGCCATTATATCAAGGTTTTACGAGAATGGTTTAAAAGCCTCTATGAATACCAGCGGGTGTGCGTTTCCTATCACTCCAAGCCATATTTTTTTGGTTTTTATGATTTCTTTTAACTCTTCATCGGTTATTTCCCAACAAGAAACCGATTGTTTACCATCAGTAAACACATTTAATGATTGACATTCTTTGTCAGTCATATTTGGTGGCTTTGCCAATACTTCGTTTTGCTCTTTAAATTCAATTGGTTTCATAATTTTACTTTTTAAGATTAAATTATTTAATTAGAACGGTGCATCATTGCATTGTTCATTATTATTTTTAACAACTGTAAATTCCGCTTTTCCGTGTTGGTCGCGGCCTTTAAACGCCAAATGTTTTTTTATATTATCGGTGTTTTCTAATGCCTGGATATTGTCGCGCGTGTAACCTAACCATTCAATTTTCCGGTCAACATGCAATGAATGTTTAAATATCCCTTTTTGTGCCAAATAATCAGTATCAACACAAAATTCCATAAATTCATCAAAGGTTAATTCAAACACTTTTTTTCGCCTTTTAGCATTAGATTTTAATGTGTTATAGATGTGTTTTTCTGGATTTGCTTTTTGCCAACGTTTATTGGCGCACGTATGGCAATATTTACCATGTTTAGCGGGCGTAATACATCCAGATGTAAAACAATTATTATTTTTCATTTATTATAAATCTAATTCAGAAACATCTTTTTTGTGTTTTCAACATCATTTGTTGCGATTAAACAACTTTTATTTTGTTTCATATTAAAATATAATTCAAGATATTTTAATCTTGTTTTTCCTGTTTTTCTTCCTGGATGAATCATAATTCAAATATTTAGTGTTACAACCTTAATAAACTTTATCTTTATTCGTGTTCTATGTGCAAAGTGTTAAATAAATCGGGTTTTTGAATGGTTTAATATCCTTTTTAGAACATTTTATCCAACAATAAACCCGGCGTGTTGTCCAATCTTTTTTCCTCTTCTATGGCTCTAATATATATTTGTGTCGTGTTCGGTGATGAGTGCCCCAAAAATAATTGCACCTCATGCAATGTTGAACCGGATTTTATTAAATTTATTGCGGCGGTATGTCTGAATGAGTGCGCCGTTATTCTTTTTGAATTTATGCCTGCTCTTCTTAGCCTGGATTTTATAATTTGACTTAATCCGGCGGTTGATATTCTTAAACCATTGTGATTATATGCGGAAACAACAAACAATGGTTGGTCATCGTTTGTATTTAATAATTCAACCAAATAATCTTGGATTGGTTGAAATGATTTTTCCGTGATAGAAATTTTCGTTTTGTTTCCCTGGGACCCTTTGCGGATTATATTGATAATATAATTTTGTCCTGGTGTCTCAATATCTCCAATATTAATTTTTGTTACCTCTCCAACTCTTATTCCGGTTCTAAGCATCAAACTAATAATTGCAAAATCTCTTTTTCCAATGATTGTTTTGGTATCAATGGAATCAAATAATTTATTAACCTGGTCAATTGTTAGCGGGTCTTTTTTATATCCTTTGTATTTTTTCGGGTTTTTAATACCAACAACAATGTTATTATAATAATCGTTATCATCACACCATGTATAAAATTTTCTTAATGATGTTATACGTGAATCAATAGTTAAAGAACTTCTTTTTATATCAAATAAATGTTGTTTGTACTCTAAAATGTCAGATTTTTTCAAATTATCAACATTTTTATTTTCACTTTGGACCCATCGCAAAAATAATTTGATATTTACAACATATAGTTTGCAACTATTAGGTGCAACGTCTTGTTCAGATGCAAATATTTTAATTAGTTCAAAAACTGTTTTCATTATTAAATAGATTATTTTATTATAATTAACAACTCCATGGATATTTATTTTCTTTTTTTTGTTCTTTAAGTTTTGGATAATCCCGTTTTATTTTTTCTTTTATTGCAATTCTTATAAAATTACTTATATCAATATTATAAACATTCTTTAGTTTTTTAAATGTATCACATTGTATTTTATTAGTTCTAAAACTGCAAATATTAGTAAATTGATAATCAGTTTGTTTGCTCATAATTGTAATACATTTATTATATATATCTACTAGTTAGGGTGCATTAATCCTCTACATCCTCAAAACTTACACTATTAAATACTTCATCAGGAAATTCTTTAATATAAACCTCAGTACTCCATCCGTCAACTACTGTGTTTTCAATCGTGTAAGTTCCCCCAACCTTTAAGAATTTCCTTGCGTGTTCTTCTACATAGTCATATCCGTTCTTTATACTATCTTCTGTTACGATTACTTTTGTTCCTTCTTCTGCGTAAATATCCATAAAATAACGCACCCTAACAATAAATATAAAACAGTGGGTGTTAGGGTGTCTTGTTAGCCCAATCTGTTTAAGTTACATTAATTCAATTATAAAAGTCAGTGAGTAAAATCCCACCGTTTCATATTCGGGACGTTATATGGAAGTAAAGTATTTCTCCCATTCTCCTAGCGAGTGTTCTGTTCCTGTATCGTCATTTGCAACCAAACAACCTCTCTTTGTCTGCTTATATTCTTTTCCTTTTGTAAATACTCTATCTTTTGTGCCTGTCATATAAAGATTTTTAGTACACCTCCATATAACAAAGGGTATATTTAATTGCTCTTCATACTGCTCTACAATCTTTTTTGCCTCTAAATATTCTTTTACTTTTATCATAATTTTGTTTTTATTTGTTCGCAACTAATCATACCCAAAGCGTTATGTGTAATTTTGCCGTGAAACTTAATTATCTAAATAACGAACATTAGTCACGGCAAAACAAATCCAAAATCGCACAATCCAACCGCACCACATAACAACACATAATAAATAATGGCCCACTTTTGTATTTCAATTGATCTTTGTACATAATTGATCGTATTAAAAGTTTTTTTCTTCCCTCTTTTGCCTATCGGCAATTAGGATAGCTTTAAATATTTCATAGGCTACCTGTGGTACTATAGCGTTACCATATGCTTTTATACTTTCGTTTCTCCATTTAGGAAAGGTAATTCCGTCCAATTCTCTGGAAAGCCCATCATTTCCGCTACAAATTGGGGATTGAGTTGGGAAGTTTTCCCAATACTCACCGATATTGCATTTGGTAGCTGTCCCATGTGCGCCCGCTTCCCTTGTGCTATTTTCTTTTTCGTACTCTCTAGATTGTTTGCCCCCCTGAAATCCCGTGCAGCTGGTGTTGGTATTAATTCGTTGAACATCGCTTGGTCTAATATACTGTTCGGTCGGTTGTCCCCCGCTTTTCTGCTCATCATTGTTTTTGCCCCTGTTGCTTTTAGTTTCTCCACTCGTTCGGGATGGTCTCGTTGTACGCTCGTTGGAGTAGGCCACAAACCAGACTCTTTCTCTTTTATGAGGGGCGTTTTTACTACAAGCTGGAAGTATAATCGCATGTACTTCGTACCCTTCATTTTCCAAGTCAGCTTGCACTTCTTCGAATACCAAACCTCCGCTCCAATTAGTAAGTCCAAGAACATTTTCCCCCACGACATATTGGGGTTTAATTTCTCGTATTGCTCTAAGCATCTCCGGCCAGAGGTGGCGATCATCTTCTTTACCTTCTCTTTTTCCTGCTGCGCTGTATGGTTGGCAGGGAAATCCGCCTGTAAGGATGTCAATTCGTCCTCTCCAAATAGTGAAGTCTGTTTTTGTGATGTCTCCATAAGTTATTGCATTAGGCCAATAATATTTTAAAATTCGTTGTCCAAATTCATTCCATTCACAATGAAAAGCATTTTCCCAATTCATCCATTCAGCGGCAAGATCAAACCCTCCAATTCCACTAAATAATGAGGCGTGTATTAGCTTATCAGCTTGCTGTCCATCGCTCAAAAAACTTTTAATACTACTGTCGTTCATTTAATTAAATTTATCAGTTATTTGCCACTATTCATATGTTTGTCCGTTAGCCACAATAAAAATTAATTAGTGTGTACTTCAATTCTATCTTTAGAGTCCCAAACATTACCCCAAGCCCATTCCCAAACTTTGTCATCAGGTCTGTTTTTTAAGTGAGCTTTTTCAATTGCTTCAATTGCCTCTTCTTTAGTATCATAATCGCCTACAAAGTCATCCATCCCACCGCTTGGATAATAAGAATCCCCATAAAATGCTAAATATTGTTTCATAATCGTAATTTTAAAAGATGGCTAACACCACCTATAATTAATAATTTTCGTTCCTCAAATGACTAATCATAGCCAAACCGTTAGTAGCAATATTGGTTTACTTTGTGCTTTTCAATTAAGGTTATTGCTAAATCCCCAAAGAAAATAAAAAGGGCGTTTTGCCTCCTACGTCACCAATTTGGATAACCAACACTCATAAATCCTACTTGCAATTTGAGCTGTCATAATTGGTGGCACACTCATTCCTAATAAATATCTGTAAGGCATTCCTAAAAAGTTATAGTCTTTTGGAAAACTTGCACCTCTCATATTCTCTTTAAAATTCAAATGTCTTGGTTCACTCATTAAAACATTATTCTTTTTTGACGTTATAGTGTTTAATACTTTGTGTTCGTATATGTAATTATTATTAAACATAGAGTTTGGTCTATTTTCTGTCCGCCCTAAAGTGCAACTAAAATCTAAATCACCAAATTCTCTTTTATTCCAGACGTTTCTTTTATGGTCTGTCATTTCAGAGTCTTCATCTTTATAATCGCTATCTTTTATTTTTCCAAATTTGATAATTGGTTCAAAGAAAACTAAATCTAAAATTGGATATTCATTAAACATTACACTTATATTTTGTGGTAATTTAGGCGCTAAATCTTTTCTAATTGCGATAAAGAAAACTCGCTCCCTTTTTTGAGGCACACCCATTCTATTTGCATTTAATAAAAATTCAGTTACAACATATCCGGCTTTATCAAAATCTTCAAGTATTTTTTTAGCGTATTCTTTTGCATCACCCATTAAAATACCTTTTACATTTTCTGCTATAACTATTTTAGGTTGCAATTTTTCAGCAAGTTCTATAAAGTCAAAGAACAAAGTGTCTAAAACTTGTTCTATTTGCCCCTCTCTAAAATGCTTTTCTTTTCCCCAGTCTTTTTCTCGATTACCAGCCATACTAAAACTACTACAAGGTGGAGAACCGTCTAAAATATCTAAATTGTATAATTCTTTTGGTAGGTCATTTCTGTTTTTAAAGGTTCTTATATCTTCAATAAATGGAAATTTTGGGTTATGGTTTTCAATGTATGCTTTTGATAATCTTTCGTCAATCTCATTCATTCCAATAACATCAAACCCTGCAAGTTTATAACCCATTGTAGAACCACCACCACAAGCAAAACAACTAAATACAGTTCCTTTATCTTTGGTAAACTTCGCATCTTCTAAAGTCCACTCATACGCAAACTTATATTTCGTGTTATTTGTCTTCCTATCGTCAGCCACGCCCTTTTTCTTTTCTTTTACTTCAATCATTCTTAATTATATTTATTTCTTAATTCACACCAATACAGCAACTAACACGTAATATAATGCAGCAAAAAAGCCGCCATCATATTACAATACGTTAATTACTTTTTCCATCTTTCTTTTCCAGATTTAACAGCATGGCAATGATTACATAATGCTTGTAAATTTATTTCGTCTAATGGTTCGCCAAATTTGCCGTTTTGCGTGTCGTATGGATTTTCTCGGTTTATTGGCTCGATATGGTCCACCATTTTTGATGGTAATGTTTCGTTTTTCTTCAAATGCTCTTCGCAAAGAGGGTGCAACATTATGTATGCATTCCGGGTTTTGCGCCATTCCGGTGAATGATAAAACTTTGTTTTCATCAGCCGGCCGGCTTGGTTCCCATATTCTTTGGGTTCCGATTCCCATGGTCTCTTTTTGTTCTTTTGCTCTATATATGCCATCAATTTTGGATTTTATGGTGTTTACGTGAATTTTAACTAAAATCCTGTGAAATACATCTTTTGTATCAATATAATTTTGGATTTTATTTTTTGAATTTAAAACCGTTGCATGGTCTTTTCCTCCAATAATATCACCAATATTTACCAAACTCCATTTTGTCATATCCTTTATTTCATAGCAACAATAATGTGCAATTTGTCTTGGTAAAAGAATTTCACGTAATCTTGTATAATAATTCAATGCATTTTCTTTTAAACAAAAATGTTTTTCAACTATTGTTTGAATATCTTTAATTGTTATAATATCAGGTTTATATTTAATATTCATCTTAAAATTCGTTAGTAGATTCAATAAATTCATTCGGGTTTGAAAAGTCAATATTTTGTGGTTTTTCGTCTGAAAATGTAAGCCTGGAACCATCAAAAAATATTTTTACAGATTCATTATCCCCATCGCGGTTTTTAGCGTATATCAATTCAATTACACCAATTAATGAATTTCCGTTTTCATCCTCAGTAAAACCATATTTTTCCGGCCTATGTATGAAAATCACGGTGTCCGCGTCTTGTTCAATTGCGCCGGATTCTCTTAAATCACTTAATGTTGGTTTTTTATTTGATCGGTTCTCGTTTTGACGGTTAATTTGTGATAATGCTATGATTGGTAAATCTAATTCCTTTGATAATTCACGGATTCCACGGGATATTTCCGAAACCTCACCCTCTCGATTTTGATACCTCCCGGCATTACTCATTAATTGTAAATAATCAATTATTATTAATTTAATCCCATGTTGATGGACCAATTGAATTGCCTTGCTTCTCAATTGAATAATATTAATTGCTGGTGTAAAATCAACATACAATGGTGCATGTTTTATTTTATATGATTCTTTTTCAATTAAATTTATTTCTTCTGGACTTAATTTTCCAAATGGCATTTTTAAACGTTCATTATCAATTCCGGTTCTTTGTGATTGTAACCATCTTACAAATTGCGGTTCAAACATTTCCATTTCAAAAAATGCTGTTGGGATTTCCTGGTCAACTGCAATATTATTTACGAATTGTAAAACTAATGATGATTTACCCATCCCAGGTCGCGCGGCAATAATGGTTACACCCTTTTGTAAACCGTTTGTTTTTTTATCAATTTTATTTATTAGGGTCCTTATTCCAAATGGTTGCACTTTTCCAGCCATTACATCAAACAAATAATCAATGGATTTTTCAACGGCTTCGCCAATTTGTTGAACTTGTTTGATTGAACCTTTGTTTATATTCATCATTTCCAATGTGAAATTATCTATCAAATCGGAAACATCGGTTGCATCATCATAACCCTTTTCAATATAAATTGATGATATGCGGATGACTTCGCGTTGGATGTATTTTTGTTCAATAATTTTTGCGTGGTATTCTATATTTGCAGCGGAAGAAATTTTGGTGCATAATTCGGTGATATAGAATGGACCACCAACTAAATCCAATTCATCTTTTTTTCTTAAATATTCGGTAATTGTTAATAAATCAATTGGTGAACCGGTTAAACTCAAATTAATAACAGATTCATATATTTTTTGATGACTTGGTGAATAAAACATTTCAGATTTTAAAAAAGTTCCAACGGTTAAAATTGCGTGTTTTTCCAACATAATGGCACCTAAAACCGCTTTTTCCATATCAATTGATTGCGGCGGAATTTTGCCGTAATTCGTGCTATCCATATTATTTTTATATTAATTTTATATTAATTTTCTACAAGAAGTGAAAAACAAAGTGATTTTTTTTGTGAAAATAAATGATCTTTTAAACTATCTAATCACTTTGTTTTTATGTGTCGTTACATTAATAAATTGGAGGACCTCTTATTTTAGTTTTTTTCATAACTTGTTATTTACTACGGATATTAATAAACACTTACACAATACAAAAAATGTTTATAATAGCTTAGATTTTTAATCATGGTATGGTTCATTGAAATTATAAACTTTTGAATCACCAGGATTTTGTTTTTTTGATTTCTTTAAGTATTCAGAATGTTTTATTTCCCATGTTTCATGGTTCCATGCGCCATCATCATATAATTTTTCACTATCTCCAATAAAATTTTTATAACCATGCACATGTTGATTTGAATCATTTTTGAATTTTTTATAATATTCAAATTGATTTTTGAAATATTTCAAACGTTCATTAATAAATAAACAATTAATAAAATGTTCTAATTCAAAATAAATTGTTGGTTTGTTCATTTCGGTAACATCAAAATGTTCACATAATAAATCTAATTCGCTTTGATAATTTGATTTATTTAATATTTCATCTTTCTCAATTTGTTCAGTTTTTGAAATTTCTGATTTTTTTATAATTTTTTCATTTTCATTTTCATTTTCATTTTCATTTTCATATTCATATTCATAACTATTACTTAACGGTTTGTTAAGTGTTAAGTAAGTGTTAGGATTGATTTTAAATTTATTTAAAATATCTAATGCAGAAATTTGGGCCTTTACCTTACTCTTCGGGAAGTTTGGATATTGAAATTTTAAAAACTTAGGATTAAAATAATACTGTTCGTTAACAGTTATTAAACGGCTTCCTAACTCTTCCCTAACAGTATCAATATTTTCAATATCGGTTTGAAATTTCCATAATTTTGGATTATTTTGAATTATTCCGGCATGGTCACATTTTGTAAATAAATAAACCCATAATAATTTGGCATCTTTTGACAAATTCATGAACCATGGGTCATCAAATAACTCTGTACTTATAAAACGTTTTGCCATATCTTAATATGTTTTTTGTTCATGAAAAGAATTGTTTTTAATAGAAAAACTTTTAATAATTGTAGTTTTTAGCTTTTTATTTATTGACTTATTACACATTTTATTAATGTTATTTATGTAATATTCCGCTCGGAATAACTCAATTTGAACCGGTTTTGATTTGCTTTTTTCTTGAGTTTTCATAATGGTTATGAAAAATGATTCTTTGCTTTTATTTTCATTTCCTCAAAAATTTTATCCTGGGAATTACTTTCATTATTTAATGGAAATTGTTTTAATTCATAGATTTCCAAATCATCAATTAATAAATGTATTTCATCAACTTCCATTTGCGCATCTTCTTTTGATTTTTTATCACTAAATTTTTGGGCCAAAATATCAATTGAAAGAACAATTAATCCCCTTTTCATTAGTAAAATTCTATTTTTTGAAATATCCATAATTATTTCCCTTTTAAAGATTCATTAATAAAATCATTCACGTAATCACATAAATCACCAAACATTTCAGATTTAACAACATCATTCATCATTTCATCAAAATGTGCCGTTAATATTTCATTGTTCTTTTTGGTGTTTCTTAGCTTGGATTTTGTTTCCGCGTTCAATATCTGGTCAATTGGTATAGATGCCAATTCTAAACCCATTAAATCGTTTAATAAGGCTATTTTTATGATTGTTTTTTCTTCTGAATTTGGCATATTACTATTTTTTAGCATTATTCAACTTTTCAATCAAATCATTTGCCTTTTGTTTGGATGCTTTTATTTTATCCAAATGTTGGTTGCAAACCTCCATTGCGGCGTTTATAATGTCAACATTCCACCACTTTGTTTTGGTTGATAGAACTTTTTTGATATAATCAATACCAAAAGTTATTTCCTTTTTTTTTAATTCATTTTTAACCATGGCATAACCTCCCCATGGTAAATTTGAAATTATGGTTTCAATTAGTTTTTTTTGATCTTCTGTTTTCATTTTATATGTTTTTTATTAAAATTTTAGCTTGTGATTCATTATTTACAATATATAATTGGCGATTTGAATAATTATAAGATTCCCATTTATTTAAACCCTCAATTGTGTTATTTCCTTTAATATCAATATAAGCAACCACAATATTAAAAGCCCTTTTTGTTTTTTTAATTATTGAATACATATTTTATGCTTCTTTATTACACTTTATTTACACACAAATAACATAATAATTATTTTAATATCCAAGTTTTAAGCTTAATTTTTTTTTTAAACTTAATAATTAATAAAAAACAGTTAAAAAGCTCTACAAAGCCCGGCCGCCCAAAAAATTAGCCGGAAAAAGGAGTATTTAACCAAAAAAAAAGGATGCGCTTTTAAACACACCCCCAACCATAAACCAAAAATTAAGAAAAAATGAACAGAAAAAAACCAGAAATATTTTATTTTTTCTTTCTACTAAACTTTGGTATATAATAACCACCAAAGAAAAATGTTATTACAGCAATAAAAGAAATCGGAATTTGGAATGATGTAATTATGCCAATCAGTTGTTTCATATCAATTTCTATTTCCGTTAATTGATCTATTCCAAAGGCAGCAATCACAACCCAAAAAACCAGAATATAATTTATTATTAACATTATTGCAATTGATCTTCGCGTCCTGGACCGGATGGAATTTTCATCCATTGTTTTAATATAAAAATCTTTTGTCAAATCGGCTTTTTCTTGAGATGTTAAACTTGAATCATCTAACTTTCCTAATAAATTATTGGCGGTTTTTCCAATATCAATTCTGCCGGAAAAAATCTTTAAAATTCCCATGTTTTTAAGTTTTAAGGATAAATAATAAATATTTTATATTGATCTGGAATGTGTCTTACATCCAAATGCAACCATGTTTTTGTGTTTTCTTCAATAGTTGTTAAACCTAACTTTTTAAAAATTGATTCCCAATTAATTATAATATCGTTTCGAACTTCATTATAAAATTCGGGTTCCTGGTCTTTGAATTTTGGGTCTGCTGCACATCCAAATTTATGTAAACTATCACCGGCACCAATTGCGGCGGTTGGATACCTTAAACCAGATTGTTCAAAATTTCCACCGGTGGCCCAATTATTTATAATCATTGGTACACCATAACGGTTTCTTATGAATTGCAAAATATTTATTAATTCTGGCCTAATCCAATGAATTGAACGCGAACCCCATTTGTTGTAAAACTCACGACTTACAAATTCATCTATATAAAAATTTTCAGATGCTTTAATTCTTTTTATCATTTTTTTTTAGTTTTTTGGTTTCTAGTTTTATCTTTTTATTTTGTAAATATAGATTTGATATTTTAAAAATTATATATACCATACCGAGAATTGAAGTTAGAAACAAAACCGTTTTATTCCAATTTTGAACATTTAGCCAATCGGTTAAATTCATATAAACAGTTAATAAAACGGCACCCAGGCCGGTGCCATCGGCAAAATTTAAAACGGTGTTTTTCATAACTTTCATTAGTTATTAAAATGTTAATAAACATTATTAATTATTATCAATATGCATTTATTTAATTGTTTCTAAAAATGAACCATTTGTATTTTTTTGAAAATGAATATCAAACTCTTTTAGTCTTGCATCTGCATTATATGTATCGTTTGCATCACCACCAATACGAGATAATTTTATATCTAACATTGAACTTATTTTTGCATCTACTTTTGTTATGGAACCAAAAGTATTTACTTGTAATGTGTCAGCGATTCCCGCGGCTGCGGCTTGTATATCAACGTCTATCCATGCACCTATTGTTTCTCCGTTGTTTCTCCAACGATAAGAAAACCGCCAAACAACATTGTTTATGTTTACATTGGTTGGTTCCCAATGTACATGTGGCCGTATATCGCTACCTTCTTTATATGTATGGGGCATTTGTGCAATAATATGTAATGTTTCGGTTCCATTTGCAGAAAACAAATATCCTAGTTCATTTACATCATAAGTTGGGTCAGAACCTTGGCCCGGAGGATTTATTGCAACAACTGGAAACCTCATATCATCCCACAGTCCGGCAATATTAATATAAACACCATTTTTATCAATTTTACTTTTTGCAGTATTTTTATATTGAATCTCTAAAATTGAACCGGTTGTTATATTATTAACCGCGTTAATTGTATTTTGCGGAACACTTGAAATTGAATTTGTGCTAAAAAATAAAGCAATATCAGCACCTTTTATTAATGCAAAACCATCTGGCTGCATTTGGCTATATGTAGAGCCTCCACCCCCAACGTTAAACCATTTTTGCGCGGCATTATAACGTAAATCATCAGTAAATAAAAAGGCGTCACCATCCGGATTTGTATATGGGATTTGTTTATCATCACTATTTCCTAAAATTTTTGCAAATAAATTTCGGCCCTGGTTTGCAGATAATGGTTTTAAATATGAATTACTTAGTAAATTGTCAATTACATCGGTTTCACGTAATAAATCGGCCGGCAATGTAACAATTGTTGAACCACCACCACCCGGATTTGGATTATAAGTTTGTGAACCTTGTTTGCGTTCTTCAAAAGGTAAAAATAATTCTTCGGTTGGTTCATTTAATAATGGCTTTGAAATTTGTATCCATTCACCAGAAAAAACACCCTTTTTTAATGACCAGGAACAACCATTTAATAAAAAAACCTTATCATCATTTAATGAATCTTTTACAATTGTTGAAAAATCATAATTTTGGCTTAAAATATCGGTTGTTAATCTTTGACCATAAGTTCCCAATTGTTTGAACATTGCATTTCTCGCAATTGATGTTAAGGTCCGGCCATTATCCCAAAATCGCAATGCGTTGTTATCACTATTTTTTAAAACGGCGGAATATATTGTATCTCTGGATGGAACACTTGGAACATCGGATGCAATCATATCAATTTCATGGATGCCGTTGTAATCTTGATAAGAATTTTTATATCTTAATGCAACATATTCACCGGACTGTAAATCTGCAACAATTTCAAATGTTGCATAATCCCATCCGATCCAAATATCAGAAATTGCACCGCTTATGTGCATCATGTAAATTCTAAAAGTAATTTTACCAGAAACTGGAAGAGAATCTAATATAATATCAAATGTTAACCATTGGCCTGCTTTGGTTTTTAATTCAATTGGAATTTCTCCCTCTATCCACTCACCATCTTCATTTGCGGAATAGGGTTGAAAAGGAACATCATTAATATTTAAGCCAACTAATATTTTAACTTTTAGAAATCCTGGTATCCAAAACCCATTGGGGTCAAACAGTAGATATTTACCGGTAATTCTGTATTTATGATCTGGTGTTGTTTCTAATTCAAATTGTTGTTGAAACCATTGTAAATCATGATTTGGGTTACTTGGTTCATTGTATGCATCGCCCAAATCTTGCAAAACGGATGCATAACCGTAATGTTCACCGGCGAATAAATACCGTGCTTTGCTTGTTTTATCCCATTGACCATCTAAACCATTGTCAAAACTTGAATTTTTTAATAATTGGGTTTTTAATCCATAATCATGTTTTGTTCTTACTTCTCTAAATGCGTTATCAACTTCAAGGTTTCCGGTTCCATCCAAAATGTGATTTACACCACTTACACCGGCAATTATTATTTCATTATATTTTGATGAAACGGATTTATAAACACCGTTTCGATCAAAAAGCCTTTGATTTTGTGGTGTGTCTAATTCTGGCAATCTTTCAATTAACCAAATTCCATTATATTGAAAAACTCTGGATGTAAATTCCTCTAATATTTTTTTTAGTACAAATTCACATGTTTGATTTTTTAAAAGTATTGCATCAATATATGTTTGCGCCAATGATGAATCAGAATTTTGTTGTAAAAATCCATCTTCGTAAAGGTTCATTCTTTCGGCAATATCAAAATTTAAATTGGTTTTACTTAAACAAACCGCGATTACATCCAACAATGAAATATTACCGGTTATTTCTTCACCAACGGCATCAACAAAATCAATATCCTTTAAATCACCTAAACCATCGGTTGCCCTTAATCCAACCATATATGGTGGCTGTTTGTGCGGTTCGTTGTATAATCCAGGAATAATAAAACCTTTCCACAAAATTATATTAGTATTAACCGGTGAAAAATCTTCTGAAATTCCGGTTGCTATTCCAGAAAAAACCCAACGCAATTTCCAACCAATCCCGGTTTGTGGCGGTGGTGGTGTAATTATTATGCGCCTTGGTTCCGCGGTGTCAATAATTGCGGAATATGTTGTTGCGTTTATTAAATTTACTAATCCTCGTATTATATCAAATATATCATTTCCATCGGCTTTGATATATGTAACAAGTTCATTCCATCCGGTGCCGGTGTCAACTTCAATTTTATATGTTACGGCATTGGATGTTCCACCACTAAAAATTTGCGTAAAATATCCAATATATGGGTTTGTATAAAATCCGCCTGGCTCTTGAAAGCCTGGTGAATTACTTGAATCAATTGAAAATGTTGTTCCGTTGTAATCACTTCCGCCATCTTGTAATGTGAATGTAAGGTTCCCAATTCCATCGTGTAATGCTCTAATGGTCCAAACCGGCGGTTCAATGTCTAACAATAACGCTGTCACTTGACTTGGTGATGGTCCATAAATTCCGGCCGGTGTATTATCAACGGCGGCAACTATCCGGTCACATAATTGTGGTATTGTTTCATTTTCTATTGCAATAAATTGTTCACTTTGATAATCGAACCATGAAATATTATTTCCGTTGATTTTCTTAAATCTTTGCGGACCAATTAAGATTGAAAATCTAGGAGATTCTAAACCAAGTGTAAAATCAGTATTATAATGTTGTATTTTATCGGATGTTTCGACAATTAATTTGGTATATGCAATAGGAAAACCGGATGAATCAAACTCACTAACCGCGGAAAATGTCCGCGCGGGTCCACCTTCCAACGGTGTTTCTGCGAAATCTGGATTAGATATATTATCAATTATTAATTGCGCTAATGTTGTTGGCGTATAATCGGCCAAAACAATGTTTAAGGTTTCGGAAATTAAGGTTTTTATTAAATTATTATTTGAATCAATGCGGCCCTGGTAACATCTAATTGTTTGTGTATTTGTGGCGGCCAATAATGCTGTTATGTTAAATAATGCTTTTGGTTTTAAACCGGTTGCGGCTCCATATTCGGTAAATTCAAAACCGAATGTTGGGTCCGCCGTTGCGCCTGAATCAATTGTTAATAATGACATTGCACCAACTGCGGTGTCTTTTCCGGGATGTAATTCAACAACATATTCACGGTCCGAAGTGGTAAAAAATTCTTCAAATTCATAATCAATTTCGGAAATTATTTCCAAAACAAGTTCCTGGCCTTTTACGGTTTCAAAAATATTATCACCGGCACCCAACATTGAAATTGTACATGGATTTGGGCCGGCTTTTATAAATTTTGGTAAATCTTCAAAATCTCTTTTTTTAATCCATAATTCATAATAATCATTATAAAAATCATAGAATCCAACTTTATATTTTGTTTTATATGCCATTATCCAATGCGATTTCTTCGGTTATTATTTCTTTTTTGTATTAAATGTAAATTATCTCCGGAGATAACAACATCCATAATTATTGGTTCATTGCCAGAACCTTGAAATTCTGGCAATCTTTTTGCCGGAATAACAGTTTCACCGGATGTTAAACGCGCCGGGAATGTGTCATTTGGAAACCCAGGTGGTACAATACCGCCCTCGGCCAAACCCTCGGCGCCCATACTTCTTACAAGTGAACCCGCAACAACTAATGCGGCACCCGCTAAAATTGCGGTCACCGGATTTGAAATTGCAAGTTGGAAGGCTTCCGCCGCAATTCCATATGCAATTATTGATTCACCCATTGATACTAAAAAATCACCAAACATTGCGCCAATATTTGACAAAACATCCTCCATGGAACCGGTACCCGCCAACATTGCGCCAACGCCTTGTGCAAAACTTGATATTACACCGGCCATTAAGTTATTTATTGAACTGCTTAAATCCTCAGTTATATTTTCAACTTGTTTTGCTAGTTCCTCGTACTCATCAACTTCCTTTTGCGCTTTTTTAATTGCATCGGATTGGGTTTCATCAAAAGAAATTGTTTTCCCAATTTCAGTTTGTATTCCAACTGCTTTTTCTGGTGATTTTGTGCGCTTTAAATCTTCCTCGGTTAAACTTTTCAAAAATTTTATTTGGTCTTTCAGCGCCGTGTTCTTATCATTTAAAATTGCAATTGCATTTTCATCTAAAATATTACCGGTGTTTATTAACTCATTATTAGCTTTTATTTCAGCATTTAAATCATTAATTGTTTGAACGTGTAAGACTTCAACATCAACCAAATTGGATGTTCCTTCTGAATTTTCTTTTGTTTCATCCGTGCTTTTTTCTAAACTTTTTTTATATTTATCAATAGCCAACATGCTTTCACGGTATGCACCACCGGAGCCATCGGCAAATGCCAATAATTTTTCCCACCATTTTAATGAATCGGCATCTATTATTGAGGTTGTGGCCTCCAAGCCTTCGGATGCAATTTGCAACATTGCATTCATTGCGGGTGCCAATTTGGTTTTTATAGATGTTATAATTCCACCGACTTTTTCTTGAAAATCGCCCCAGGAATTTAAAACTTGTTGATTTACTCCTAAATCACTATCAGCCAATGCAGAGTTCATTTCACCAACATTGCTGGTTATTACCTCCGCTAATACCGCGGCGCGCTCCGTTTCATTTCCAAATTTTAATACATCGGCCTGTGATTTTGAAAATGATATTCCAACTCTAGTAAGTGCGCCCACTTGACCTTGTAAGGCTTTACCCATTAAATTTGCAATAGTTACAGCATCACCGGCGGTTGCGGCATAACCTTTTTGTTGTGCCAACAAATTATTCATTGCGGGCATTAGGGTTTTTAATGTTGATGTTTGGGTTGCAAATGTTGCAATTTGTTGTGTTCCTGATAAAATAACCTCATCGGCAATAATTCCCAATTCTTGTTGGGCGCTGGCCATTTTTTTAATACTTTCAATTTCCTCGTCACTTGCCTTTATTCTTTGGCGCATTACGGTTTCCAACTTAATTTCGGCCTCGGCTTGAATTTTATATGCGGCCTCGGCCTCGCGTCCAAATTGCATAACTTTACCAACGGCAAATGCACCGGCCATTAATCCGCCAATTTTGCCAATTGATTTGGAAAAACTACCCAATTGTTTTTTACCTTTATCTAAACCACTTTTAAATTTTGTGGTATCTGCTGAAAGTTTGGCCGTTAATGATAATAGTGTTTTGCTAGACATTTTTCCATTTTTTTGTTAATTTTTCAAAATCTTCGCGTGTACTTTCTTTTACTTCTTGCTGTAAATCTTTTTTATCCCATGGAAAAGGAAACATTTTTTTCGGGCTTTGCCTATCTCCTATTTTTAATTGAATATTAATTAAACATGTTGTTTGCCATCTTACCCGATCCCATTCCTCCAACTCTTTGTTTTCTTTATATTCAAACCAAGAGTTGAAAATAATTGATGTTTCCCTTGGTGTTAAAAACCCAAAATCATTTGGCGCAATTCCACATTTTCCAACCATTAAACCAAACCACTGTTCATAAATTTCCCAGAATGTTAATTCTGGGATTTCACATTTTTTAATTCATCGGTTTTTTCGTCTGAATCAATTTTGGCCATTATCATTTGCATTGATTGCATTAATTTTTTAATTGCATCTTTTATTGCGTTTGGGTCCTGGTCGAACATATCAACAAAATCATCAATTGATAATTTAAACGGTTTTTTTTCGATTCTGCAACCCTCTTCAATTCCAATGTATATTGCCAAAAATGTATAATTCATTCCGGTTTCAATCGCTGTTTCTAAACTCTTAATGTTTAAACCGGATTGTTCCGAAAATTTGCGTATTGCATTCCATCCAAATAAAATTGGATAATCTATTTTATTTACTGTTATAAATTCTGTCATTTCTTCTGGTTAATATGGTTAATATGGTTAATAATTAATAAGGCCGGCAATTAACCGGCCTTTATTATTTATGGTGCCGGTACAACACTCTTGGCTAATGCGCCATTTCCCATTGCTGAAAAATCAAAAGTTGATTTATCTTGGTCCGGGTTTGAAATGCTTTGTGAATCGATTAAAACTTTTCCTGACAAAACAATATCACCCTCAATGTCGGTTGACATTTTAATTGTTAATTCAGTGCCGGCCAATTGTGCATCCAATGTGTCATCAATTCCATATGTTGCATCGTATGCGGTCATTGCAGCGTGTGAAATGCTCCAATCCTTAACATCCGCCAAAATTTCTTTCCATCCTTGTGAATCCTTGGATGTAATATCAATCATATTTGTGTTGATTGTTAAATCAACACTTGTTGCATGTGCAATTGGCACATCATCAACGTATAATAATACGTTATGTCCTCTTATTACTCCGCTTGTTGGCATATTTTTTTATTTTTTAAGTGAATATTTAATTTTTAGAATATTTTACTAAGATCTATTTATCCAGGCAAACCATTTTATTGAGTTATACAACGGATAAAAAAGTCTTTAATAGAAAAATGTTCTATTTTTCTTCATTTTCTTTTTCATCAATAGCCTTTTCAACCTTTTCATTCCTTTTATTAATTGCTTTTTCAATAAAATTTAACGGTTTGGCCTTTTTTGCATCAATTAATTCCTGGGCTTTTACTCTGGTAAAAGCCATTTGAGTGCCTTTTTTAATTGTTTTACCTGGTCGAATTTTATAATCTGCGGTTAATTTTACTTTCATAACTTTATTTTTTAAATTTTTATGGAATGAATGGAATTAAAACATATTTATATGTTACATTTTCGGGTTGTTCCGGTGTTATATGAATACCCCCATCTACATTGTGCCATAACGCCCCATATTTATCAACAATTAATCCCTCGGTTACGCTAGGAATAGCGCGGGCATATGTAAACAAAGGCGCATCAAGGGCATCGTATAAATTAAAATTTTCATTTTTAGAAGCCCAAACGGTTGCATCTGAATTAATCCAAAAACCCTCAGTTACTTTTATAACTCTGGTTTCTAAAATTGCACCATCAGACAGTCTAACCCTATCAATACTATCGTTAGGAACCGCAATCCATGCCTCACCTGGTGCCGCATAATTTATTGATGCGCTCGGCCTACCATATTTTATAGGGATGTTTATTTCTCCTTGCTTTACACCTAATGAATTAAATGAAATTAATTTTCCGCCATCCGTTGGTGATTGTCCCTTTTGAGTTCCCCAAACATGATAAAATCCTGTTATTGGGTCCAAATAATTTCCTTGGATGTAATCAATATCTGTGGTAATATCTATCGTATTTATTAAATTAATATCGGTATCATATATCAATAATCTTGATCTTACATTGTCGCCAAATTCGGAGATAATTAAATAATCGTTGCTTTCATCATAACCAAGACCGGTGTTGCCAAGTGGTGTTCCTTCAAAATCATTTTCAACAACTTTGTAATTATCTCTATTTCCCCAAAGGTTAAAACCTTGTTCATTAAACCATTCCTCCATCTTAGTTTGAAATAATTTTGAACGTTCAGAATCCCAATATAAATGTGGTATAAAATACCCAATCAAATGGTTACATTGGGCCGAAACAACACCACTATTATTTGCGCCAAATACAGAAACCATAGCATTTGAAACACCCCTATTTCCACCACCAATTGTTTCAATTGTATCTATGGTATCAATTATATATCGTTCTTTTGATGCATCTATTCTATTAATATCTAAATGCATACGCGCATCATTTGTTGGGATTTCGCTTTGACTTGACGTATTTAAAAATCCTCTTACCTCATTAGCATTTGCCCGTGTTTTTGCTTTTAATGTGTGGAATGAACCATCAAACGCACCACAATCCCATGTGTCCTCTTTTACATTATTCCAAACTGAAATTGCGAGTCCGGAATTTTGCGGTAAACCTTCTAAAAACGCATTATAATTAGTCATTAATGATGCGAGGCCATCACCTTTTAATCCTTGGTTTACGGTCAAAATTAATTCACCACCATTTGGTGTTTCAACGGCATTAAAAGACGGGTCGCCCTTAAAATTAATTAATGCCCTCTCTTTTGTTGTTTCTGCAAATATATAACCAAACGGGATTTCATCCCAAAATCCCTCTTCTTTAAACATTGCAATTAATGATTCCGTTGGGAATAATTGGATTCCAATTTCAACAATAACATTATCATCTAAAATTGAAGTTGAACCCTCGTTGACAATTTCATTTTCATATATTATTATATATGAAAAATCACCAGGTGATAATTTTGTAAAAATAGCCTCACCGTTAACATTTGTTGCTTTTGGAATTTGTCCCAAAACAACAACAATTGCATTTTCTAATAGTACACCATCAGCAGAAATAATAAATGTTAAACTATATGTTTGTGTTGCAACTTTTACAAGGATTGAATAATCTTTTATATTTTCAAATAATCGTGTATCAACATTAAAATCATCATGGCCATTGTTAAAATCAATTGACATATCAACACCATATGTTTTGCCCTCGTAATTATCAAAAACAATTTTAACCGCCTCCGCTAATGTTTCCGCCTCGATATATGTATCCGCGTAAACTGAAACCTGGACCACAATATCATTGATTTGTGAAACCTCTTTTTTGGTAGAATTTGGTTTATCATTAACAATAAACATTTTACCATGTGGCGGTTTAATTTCTTGTGGAATAACAACCGCAAAAATGTTTGTTATTCCGTTTACTTTTAATAATGCGGTTAATGCGGTTAATATCATATTCCTTTAAATTTATTGTATTTATTAACTTGCTTTTGCAAAACAACTTTCATTTCCTGGAAAAAATTATTTTTAACTGATTCCTGGTTGTTTAAAATTGCGGGCCTCATAAATGGCCGCGCCGGTTGATCTTGTCTATATTTTTGACCCCTTTTTATTTTACCAACCCATGCAAATTTTGGATCATCACTGATTCGTTTCGTTTTTGATGACTTTGTTTTTGTTCCACTTGCTCCATATTCAATAATTGTAGCCAGCCAGGCTTTATCTTTATTTTTACCGGCTTTTGCCCTTGGTCCAACATAAATTGTTGGATATTTTTTTGAACGGCCGGTTATATTTCCAATTGTTGATGCAATGCTTTTTGAATATCCTTTTATATTATTTTTTGCGGCATTAATTATTGGTTTTGCCGATTTTCTCCAGGATGCCAAAACAAATTTCCGGGTTAATTTATCTGGTAATTTTTTTAAAATTTGTTCTAATTCCTTTTGACCTAATAATTTTATATCAATATCTTGGGCCATTTAATTGTCAAATATATTTGTTTCAATTATTAGTGTTTCTTTGCGTCCAATTTCTAATGGCGGACCGGTTATTCTGTAAATATTGCCATCTACATTATCAATAATTCGCATTTTTGCGGTGATTCCTGGTTGATAATGCATTGTAAAAACGTTTGTTCCTTCTCCAATAATTTGGCCGGACCTCTCTTTTTCGCTTGTACTTTTATAATCCTTTTGCGCCCAAATTAATAAAATGAATGTTTCCCATGTTCCAATTGGTTCATTTACGGCATCACTACCGGTGACAACGTATTCTTGAATTGTTATTGGTGTATCGTAATTTCCGGGATTCATAGTATTTTATATTACTGGTTTTGTGTATGGTTGCAATAAAACTTCAGATGCCCTGGTCATTTCCGCTTTCTGGCTTAAATTATCGCGGTATGTGTATAAATTACCGCAAATTAATTTCATGGCATGTTTGAACGGGTCCGGCACTGCGGCCGCGTCTGCATATCCGGCAATGAAAGTTATTTCAACCGCATTTATGGTGGAATATGTTTCCGGCCATTCCTTATTTGGATTCAACTTAATTGTTGCCGGATTAGTTCGTTTTTCAACGGTATAATTGGCGGCATCAAATGTTTGTAATGCGTTATCGGCATCATAATATTTTATTGTGGTTATGGATGAAATCGGGATTTTATCAATTACAATAATGCATGGGAAATCATCCAATAATAAAACCCAGGTTGCCAACATTAGTTGTTTGAACGTGTGGTTTTCAACCGCCAATATTGCGGCATCACCAAGTGCGGTGATATATAAATCATCTGCGGCATGAGTTACGCGCAAATGTGCTTTTAATTCATCTAATGTTAAAGGTTTTGCAACCGGCGGAACTGTTTTTATATATTGCATAATTAAATATTTAGTCGATTACAAATTGATTGAATATTTTAAATCCCGTAAACCGGGATTTAAAAATTTAGCTTACAATATCTTTTAGTGTTTCAAGAAAACTTTTTTTCTCTTTTTCTCCGGCATCTTCGATAATTTTACATTTATTATCTTTTTCAATTTTTCTTAACCGGTCATAATCACTTTTCCCGATTTCGGCAATTGTTCCGGCTCCATAACCAAAACCAAATGCGGTTCCACTTCTTATAAATTTTACAACAACTGATTTTTCCATTTTATTGGGGTTTTAAATAATTAAACTTAAATACTTTTACCACCAAAACACCGTGTTTATTTCAGCACGGTGTTTTTGATAAATAAATATATTTTATGGTGTTAAAATATCAACATAAGCCGCAAAACTTTGTGCGCGTCTTAGTGCTATGTCCCAAAATGAATGAACAACCATTCTGATTTGGTTAACTTGCGCCAATGTATACGGGTCAACTAATATGTCAAGACCACCCCATTGTGCCATAATTAAATCCTGGAAATTACCGAAAATTTCAGCAGAACAAACGGCACCGGATGAACCTTTTACTAAAGTACTAGGAACGGCGGTTGTTATCATTGTTTTATAACCGTTCAACTCTTTAGAATCACCATTCCAAACAAACAAACCGCTTCCGGCATCTGTTTTGGTTTTCTTATAAGTTCCACGAACCTTTGGATTAGTTAAATAGTATAATTTTTCAATATCTGCGTTTAATACAGCAACGGCGGTTTCCAGGTTTATATTAAAATCATGTGTTGGTGCCAAACCGTTTGCACCGGCCGCAATGATTGTAATATCAGAATTATTTAAAATTCCTTCTGGTTCTGCTCCTACACCGGAACCATTAATTGCCGCAACTTGTAAAGCTGCATTAATTCCGTCTATAATATCCATGCGAACCATGTTTTCAATATCAATAGAACTTTGCAATACTAATTGCTTAGAATAAGGAATATTACCGGTTATTCTATTCGGTGTCAATTCTAATGAATCCATTAAAATTTTTCCTTCATCAGCCGCGGCAAGTTCAGTTTTCCATGTAAAATCAGCCGCATCCGTTTTTCTAGGTAATGATAAATTACCCTCTAAACCGGTTAACATTGTAGAACCCATTTCCACTAAAACTTGCTTTGCGCGTAAAACGTCAATAAATCCTTGTTTAACCGTAGGAACTAAAACACCCCCTAAATCACCGGTGTTTGTGTCGTCAACTGTCACCGCTTGCGCTCTTTTTTCTGGATTTAAAATCATTCCAGGAATACAAAGATTACCGGTTATTTTAACACCATTTTTTCTGGCCTCCAAAACGCCTTCCTCATGCATTTCCTTTTCTAAACCATCAAGTGTTGCGCCAACATCCGATTTTGATCTAATCGCTTTAAGAAAGGAATATCCTTCTAAGTCTCGCAATTCTTTTTCTTTTTGAGACTTTGCAATACTATTTCCGGCTTTTCGTGCCTCTAATGCTTCGCGTTGTTTAGCTGTTCGGATTTCATCGGTAAATTTATCGTATTTACCTTGTAGTTCATCCCATTGGGTTTGTTCTTCTGATGTAAATGCGCGGTTTTCACCGTCACCATTTAAGGTGGTCATTTCTACATCAATTAATGCCCTTTGTTCTTCCAGAACCAAGGATGCAATATTAAGTCCTAATGCACCAACCGGCATTGGAACAATCATCAATGTTTCAAACGCTGCAATCCCAATTAATGGGTTGATTTCCATTGCATGTGAAAAAAAAGTTCCCATTACCGCTAGGAATAGGAAAGCTAAAATTTTACTCGTTTTCATAGTTTTATTTTTTAAATTATACATAAATATTTATAAATCCCTAAACCCATTGGTTTTGGGCCAATGTTACTTTTGTTGATTTAAACGAATTATTCTTTTTCTTTGCTCAAAACCATTTTTGATGCTTTCATCCGGCTTTTCAGTTAATTTTTTATATTCATCAAATGATCTTTTGGCAACGTCAACCTGTGTGTCAAGATATGCAGGGTCAACAACTGGTGAAACATCAAACAGTTCGCTGAATTTCATAATTGTACGCACATCTAAATCGCCTTCTTTATCTTCCCATTGGTCTACCTTAACTAAAAAAGCAAATGAGCTATGTTGTATGTTTTTTAATCGAACATTCTCTAATAAATCATTGCCGGCACTAGTGGTTGGCGCATCAAAAGAATATTTTAAACCGGTTGCGTCGATTTCTAATTTCAATGTGTCAACATCTTTATTTGATCTGGCTAATATTAGATTGCTATCATGATTAAATAATGCCTTAACATCTTGTGAATTTAAATCAATATCACTAAATGCATCTTTATCAATTATTTCGGTAAACCATCCCAAATCGCGGGACATAACGCCAAACTTACATGCATAACCTTCAATAGTTCTGGAACCTTCACCGGCACGTAATTCAATCGGCATTTTATAGATTCTTAATTCTTGATCTTTTTTTATTTTTTTCATACTGATTTAGTTTTTGTATTTAGTGCCTCAATTTTTGCATCAAATAATGCGTCAACTTTATCAACGGGAACATAATTCAATGGAACAAAATATGTGTTGCCATCGTCGTATATGTTTATATTTTCTAATGTTCGGATTTCATTTGCGTTTAATGCTCCAACCGCTTGCATTCCTCTGTAATACTCCATTCTGGATTTGGCATCACCTCGCATTAATGCCATTAAATTGAATTTTAATGTAATTATATCCTGGTCCGCCTGTGGTACTAATTTTCTTTTAAATTCTTGTTCAATTCTTTTGGCCCATGGTCGAATAGTATTATTTACATGCTCAATTCCTAAATGCTCAATATTGGAAAATGTCGCTTTCTCCAAGTCGTTTATTTTATGCGCGGAAACTCTATAAATTCCGGCAATCTCTGACCGGTCCATTTTTTTTGTGCTAATAAATTGCGCATCTTCTGGTGGAACTCCAATTGCCTGGTATTTTAAACCAGAACCTAAAACCGCGGTTTTGTGTGCTTTTTCGGCACCTCCGGTGTGTTTGGCGTTCCATTTTTCAGAATATTTTAATAATTGGTCATCATCCAATCGTTGATCGGATGTTAAAAGGCCATTAAGATTTGCACCATTTTTGAAAAATGTATTTCCAAAATCGCGCGCCGCAATTGCTCCACCTATTGTTTCACGGTGCAATCTAATCATTGAAACACCGGCAATTCCATCATATGATGGGCCGGAAACATGTATTATGTCAGATGCCGCAAAAACTTTTGAATTGCCCTGGATTGTGTACCACATTTTGCGATCTAACAAATAAAAATTTACTTTGGATGAATGTATCAATTCAAGTTCAACCGCGCGGCCGTTGAAATCTCTATGAATTAATGCAAATGCATTTCCCCATAAATTTGCCATTGCTGTTAGTGAATCATAAAATGTAAATGCGGTTTGATAATGATTTGGATTATTATGTATTAAATCATATAAAAAATAATTATTATCTTTTTCCCTTTTGTTGGTTGCTTTCCTTATCACTTCCATTGGCATGGATGCCAAATCTTCGGAAATCACCCGAACAGATGAAAAAACCGCGGCCAAACCCATTGCGTTATCCTGGGTTACATTCACCCCAGATTTTGAACCGGTGTTTAAACTTGGGAAAATTTCAGATAATAATCTAATATCATCAATTGAATATGCGTTTCTTTTTTCCGGTATGTTGTATTTGCCGGCTCTTTCAATTCGTAGTCCTAAGAAGTTCAATTTTTTACATTTTTAAATTTGTATTAAAATTTACTCTTATTTAAAACACAATATTAAAAATGTTTAATCAACTTGTCAATTAAAAACAAATAATTCAAAAAAATACATATTAACATTGTTAGTTAATATGTATTTTAAATGTTTAGAATATAGTTATTTATATGTTTAATTAAATGAAAAATAATTGGTCTTTTGCTCCACCCTCTGATTGTGCTGTCAAATATTCACCATATGCCATTGCAAGTGCAACCATTCCATCCACTTTGTCGGATGATTTCGATTTATCAATTTTGATGTTATCCGCGGCATCACGTAAAATATGTACGTTCCCACATTGCCATCTTAAAACCGGATTTCCTCCATGGTTAAATTTTCCACTAAGCATTAATTTTTGGATTGCTTTTGTTGGTGTTGACATAGAAACAAAACCCTGGCCAAATTTTGACATTTCAATTCCTGCATCTGTTAAATCAATAACCAATTGTGTGGCATTATACCGGTCATATGCAATGGATTGTAGGTTGTAAAGGTCCGCAATTCCCGGTTCCGTTGTTTTATCTCCATTTTTAGTGAACCCGGTTATTTTTGAAAAAATATAATTGTAATCTGTTACATTTCCGGGTGTAAGGTCAATAAATCCATCATTGGCCCAAATATCATAATTTACACCATCTTTTTTGATTCTAATTGTATATGTCATATCAGGCAACCAGAAAAAACATAAAACATCAATCATTTCCGTTTCTTCATCAGGAAAAACCAAAATCAATGATGTTGTATCATTTACACTTGCTAAATCTAAACCACCATAACATTTTCGACCAATTAATTTTTCCAGGTCAATTTTAAATGCACACTTCATAAAATCTTTATCTGGAATCCAGGTTTTTTCAGAATCAACCCAAAGATTTAAATTCTTAGTTTTGAAGGGAACCTGTTTTGTTGGGTCATTAACGGCATCAATATAATTATCTTTTAATGCATCCGGCAAAACTGAAATACCATAATTTGGGTTTGCTTTGGCCCAATTTTTCGGGTCCTCCCAATTGTCGGATTCATCAATTGTATAAATAACACTAAAAAAATTGTCTTGTTCCAAACTACCATCCAGAATTTTAATTGCGATTTTGTCCATTTGATAACATGGACCGTTTTTATTATAACCACGGGTTGTAATTACCAAAATCAATGGTTGTGGTCTTGCAACCATTGCGGATTTTATGTTGGTATATAATTCATCTGTTTTATTCACATGGTATTCATCAATAATTGCAACATGTGGGTTTTTCCCCTCGAATGAATCCGCCTCACTTGATAATGGTCGTAAAAAACTTGCTGCCTCTTCAAATGTTATTGATTGAGCTAATAATTGAACATATGATTTTAATTGTGATTTTTCTAACATTTTTTTAGCAAATGTAAAAACCTCTTTTGCCTGGTCGCGTGTTGTGGCGGCGGTGTAAATTTCCGCGGCTGCCTCACCATCAACCATCAATCCTTTAACCGCAATAAATGCGGCATATGTTGATTTTCCGTTTTTTTTCGGAATTGATATATAAGCCTGTGTAAATCTTCGTTTTCCGTTTGCTCTTTCAAACCCATATAAATTCCAAGTAATAAATTGTTGCCATGGTTCCTGGATAAAAGATTTTCCGGCGGCATCACTTTTGAAATGTTTTAATGCTGCGGAAAAATTAATTGCTTTTATTGCTTTTTTTTCATTAAAATAAATTCCGCGTTCCTCTCCAAACTCCCGGTCCTTAAAATATCGGTCACATGCATTTTTAACATATTTACATGACAATATTTTTTCATCTAAAATATCACGCGCGTATTGTTCCGCCGGGTGCAATTTCTTTTTTGGCATTATGAAAATTGTTTTAAAAAGTCTGGTTTATCATCTGGTTCAATATTAAACTTTGTTCTGGAAATTGGCGTGAATCCAAAATCACCGGCCATTTTATTACATAATGTTGTCATATCCTTATAAAGTTTTAAATATGGATTTTCAACATATCGTAATAATTTTCCGTGTTCGTCGTGTACTTCTTGATAATGGCCTTTTTTTAATTCTGCAATACAAGTGAATAACATATCCAATGAATTGGCATAAATCGCCAATTGTTCATAATCTAATTCCGTTAATATTTTTAAATTTAATAATTGATTTGCCTTTTGCTTGAAAATGTCTTTTGCCTTCTTTGTTTTTAATACCTTCAATTGTTTCGCATTTTTAATTGAATCAACATCATTAACAACATCCGGTTCCAATTCATTTTTTTCCCGGCATGGTTGGTTGGTCCCTCTTAACTTTTTTAATTGTGATGGAATCTGTTTCCTACCTTGTGTCATAATATCCGGCCTTTAACATTATTTATAAAATTTGTGTAAAATGTAAAAGTATCATTTTTTTTGTCAATGATAATATTTTCATATCTGGGATTATTTGTAAAATTCATAGAGCCGACAAAATTAATAAATCCTTTTTTTGTTTTAATGCAAATAAATTTGGAATGGTTAGCGGTCAACTTAATTTGAACCTTATATTTTAAAATTTTATATGCACCGGATGTGATAAGCCATTTAGATGAATGAATGGAACTCATTAATAAAATAATTTTTTTACAATTATTCATTTCCATTAATTTTAATAATGAACTAATCCCGGCCGGTGAAATTGAAAATGTTGAAATATATAATTCTTGTATTTCATTAATTAAGGCTTTTATAATATTTGGCGAATCAAATTTACTAGAAATTAAATTTACACTTTCATTTTCATTAAATTCATTAATCAATTTATGGATGAATTTAATATCATCTATTATTTTATTTTTCTGGACAAAATCATTTTTGGTGATTCTCTTAAAAATCGTGTTTTCTGATTTCTCCTGGATTGTTACTTTTTTATTTTTAAAAGTAATTTTTTCAAAATCCTTGTTTATTCCCTTAAATTGTTTTTTTGTCATTTCTCTAATTTTGCATGCACGCTTAATAGTA